GCTCGAATGCGTCATCGCCTCGGGCTACTCCGCGCCTCCGACCCACTACGAGGAGGAGTCGCTGCGGATGGACGCAGGGTACGGCCCCTTGGGCGGGACGGACGTGCCCCATCTCGCGGCGGGCATCGCCAAGCGCTACGGCATCACCATCGGCCAGGTCGGCGGGCTCAGCGACCTCCGAAGTGCCCTGACCCCCGGCCATGCGGCGTTCGCCATCGTCGCGCCCGCGAAGTTGCCGAGCTCGCACGTCCTCCGCAAGTACGTCGGGACGGGGTTTGCACGGCTCCACTTCATCTACCTCGCCAACGAGGGCGCGGCGGCCCCGTGGATGCTCGATCCGGCCGCGCCCTCGGGCTACCTCGGCAACCCGCTGTCCTGGTCCGACCTCGCGCTCTGCTATGTCGGCGGCGCGGGGATCGTCAAGCTCGCCCTGGAGGAGAACATGGCCGGCCTCAAGTTCACCCTGCCCGACGCTCCGGTCTCGGGCACCGTCGCGGTGGCCCTCGGGACGCCCGTGATCCGGGTCAGCGACAACGCCCAAGTCAAGCTCGGCGGGGCGGTGTCAGGCCGCGCGGCGTACATGGTCCTGTCGCTGCCCGGCTCTCGGATGCTGATCTTCGAAGCCGGTTCGCCGCTCGAAGCCCACGCCGTCTACTTCTCCGAGGCGACGTTCACCCCAGCGAGCGGGCCGCAGGCGACGACCCTCACGCCCGGCTACTACGAGGTCCGCTAGCCATGACTGCCATCCCCCACACGCATGTCCGGACGCGGAGCCTCGCGCGCCACATCCCGGCATGGCTGCTCCGGCTCGCCATCAGGCTCCACCTGGACGAGGGCCTGTTCTGGGCCACCGAGCCGCACCACCCCGACTGCACCGACGAGATCGCCGTGCTGGAGGTCCGGTCATGAAGGGCAACGCCATCACGATCGTCGTCGTCGTCAGCTCGTCCGTCATCAGCTACCTGCTGGTCCAGCCGGCCGGGACGTTCCCGCCGAGTGTCGTCCTGCTCATCGGCGCGGTGAACATCGCCCTGACGACGCTGTCGCGGTTCCTGCCGTCGCAGGGGCAGCCGATCCCGGTCGAGGTCACGAGCCCCGTTCCGGTCACGCCTGCGGAGCCGGACAAGCCGTGATCCCCCTCGCCTTCTACCTCGCCGCCCTGGTCCTCGCCCTCATCGAGGAAGCCCGTACTCAGGGTCGGGACATCACGGCCTGGACGGTGGCGCTGCTGTGCGTCGGTCTGCTGTGGGGACGGCTCGGGTGAAGCGGCTGCTGTGCCGGGTCTTCGGTCATCGCGAGTCCGTGTCCGTCACGGGTCGGGTCGGAGCGGTGCGCGCCCTCGCGTCGGTCTGCCCGCGCTGCAAGACGATCATCAGTCTGGAGGCCGCAACTAGGGCTGCCCGACGTCGCGCGAAGTTCGCCCGATGAGCGGTCAGGTCCGAGCCCACGACGATGACTACTTCGAGGCTCGCATCCTTGGCACGGGCTCAGCTCACTCGATCCGCGAGGTCGAGGACGACCCGGACACCGAGCCTGCCATCTGGCTCCCGGAGCATCGTAGTGGCTCGCGCTTCGGTGGCTGGCGTCGGCAGCGCCTTCCCGAACCGCCGCGTCGCCCGATGGGGTTTCGGCTCCGATGAGCGGCCTCCGAGTCTGCCTGGAGAACGCCTGTCCGGAGCTGACTGACCGGCGCTCGGGCTACTGCGACATGCACGACGCCCGCTCCTCGCGTAACCACTTCGGCGTCAGCCGTCAGGCCCGCGGCTATGACGCGACCTACGAGCAGGACCGAGCGGAGCTGCTGGGCGGTCCGTGCGCCATGCGACTGCCGGGTTGCACGGGCATCGCCACCACGGCGCAGCACACCGACGATGGCCGCCTCATCGGGGCCTGTGCCCACTGCAACTACGCCGACGGGACGGATCGGATGCGCCGACGCGTGGGGGTAGCCCTTGCGAGCGACCGGGCTCCACAGGACCGCGCGGCAGCCGTGTTTTCGGCTGTACACGTTGCCGAAACGGGGAATGCCTGATGCCCGGGCCGGCGCCGAAGCGGGCAAGCGAGCGGCAGCGCCGCAATCGTACCTCCACGAGTGCCACGCTGGAGGCGCTGCCGGCTGCGAAGGCCGCGCTGCCCGAGCGCGACTGGCACGAGCTCACGCGGGCCTGGTGGACGACGATCTGGGCCTCGCCCATGGCCGATGAGTGGGTCGATGCTGACGTGCCTGGCCTCGTTGCCCTGGCTGCCCTGATCGACGCGTTCTGGCAGAAGCCCGACCCGAAACTGCATGCCGAGATCCGCATGGCGAGTCGCGAGTTCGGCCTCTCGCCACTGTCCCGCCGTCAGCTGCAGTGGGAGATCAAGCGGCTCGAGCAGCCGCCCGCGGTCAAGCCGCCGACCCGTCAGCGCGATCCGAACCTCCGGGCGCTGTCGGCATGAGCACGATGGCGCCGGGTCGTCGCCGTGCCGTCTGGGTCCTCCAGGTGCTCGGACTCCCGTTGGGCGGTGCCGTGCTCCGCGCCGTCGCGGCAGTCGCCGGCCGGTTCGCCCGGTGGTCGGAGCGGCAGCACGATCGTCTCCACCTGGAGCCCGATCCCGGTTGCCCGCTGTGCCGGAGTCGGGTATGAGCACCTTCATCGTCCCGCCGCTCGAGCATGACGGCGTCTGGCCATCGCTCGGCCCGCAGGTCGGCGACTGGATGGAGGCCAATCTCGCGTTCGGCCCGGGCGACCTTCTCGGCCAGCCGTATCGCCTCGACGACGAGGACCGGGCGCTCCTGGAACGCGCCTACCAAGTCATCCCGAAGGGCCAGCCCGGCGAGGGTCGGCGGCGCTTCGACACCGTCGTCGTCATGACCCGCAAGGGCACCAAGAAGTCCGAACGTCTCGCCGCCCTGTGTGCGGCCGAGCTCGCCGAGGACTCGCCGGTCCGGTGCGACGGCTTCCGGCGTGAGGGCAAGGCGTGGGTTCCGGTCGGACGGCCCGTCACGAGCCCGTTCGTGTTCCTCCTGGCCTTCGCCAAGGAGCAGGCCGAGGACACCAGCTGGGACGCGATGCGCCAGATGATCTCGCTCGGTCCGGGGCACGATCGGTTCGTCGTCTGGGAGCAGAGCATCCTCCGCCGAGGCGGCGATGGCGAGGCGAAGCCGCTCGCGACCGCGCCGGACAGCCGGGACGGCGGCAAGACGACCTTCCAGGGCAAGGAAGAGGGCCATCGCTGGGTCCTGCCGCGGCAGCGCGAAGCGCACCAGACGACCCGCGGCAACCTCTCCAAGCGGCCGATTGCCCAGCCGTGGGAGTTCCACGCCACGACGATGTACGCGCCCGGCGAGGGCTCGGTCGTCGAAGAGCTGCATGAGGCGGCGAAGAAGCTCACCGGCGAGGCGGCGCGCACGAGCCGGATGTTCTTCTTCTACCGCTGGGCCGATACCCGGATCCAGATCTACAACGAGGACGGGGCGATCAACCGAACCCGTCTCCGCGAGGCCATCGTGGACGCGTCCGGCCCCACGGCGGCGAAATGGTCGGATATCGACGGCATTGCGCAGCTGCAGTTCCTCGCCCCGGGCGCCGATCCGGACTACGCCGAGCGCGTCTGGCTGAACCGGGGCAAGAAGCGCTCCGAGGTGGCGTTCGACGTCGAGGCGTTCAGGAAGGCTGCCAATCCCACGTACAGGATCGCCAAGGGGGCGAGGGTCACGCTCGGCTTCGACGGGTCGCGCGGCTCGGTCGATCCACGCCGGTCGCCGGACCACACCGGGCTCATCGCCACGGAGATCACGACCGGCTTCCAGCAAAAGCTCGGGCACTGGGACCCGGCCGAGTATGACGACCGGATGGTCCCGCGGCATCTGGTGGACATCGCCGTCGACGACGCCTTCACCGAGTACGACGTCGTCCGGTTCTACGCCGACCCGCCCGATTGGGACCCCGAAATCGCCCAGTGGCGTGCCCGCTATGGCCAAGAGCGCGTCATCGAGTGGTTCACCTGGCGCGAGCGCCCGATGGCCTTCGCGATCGCGAACTACGCGCAGGCGATCGCGATGGGCCTCGTCTCCAACGATGGCGACGCAGCGTTCACGGCGCACATCGGGCAGGCCCACAAGCGCCCCGTCAACGTCCGCGACGAGAAGGGCCAGCGGCTCTGGGTCATCCAGAAGGAGCGCGACGGCTCGCAGCTCAAGATCGACCTCGGCATGGCCGGCGCGCTGTCGTGGGAGGCGCGCAGCGATGCCATCGCGGCCGGCGCCCTCGTGATTGCGCCGGCGCCCACCGGCCCGGTCTTCGTGAGCTACTGATGGCCGATCCGACCGCCTACAGCTCCGAGTGGTGGCTTGCCCGGCTGGGCAAGGCGCTTGACGCGCGCCTGGCCTCGTACCGGAACCTCCAGAACTACTACAACGGCCGCCAGCCGCTCGCCCTCGCGTCGGCCAAGTACAAGAACCAGTTTGCCCAGATCTTCACGGGCTTCTCCGACAACTTCGTCCAGCTTGTCGTCCAGGCGCTCGAGGAGCGCATGACGGTCCAGGGCTTCCTCGTCGACGGCGGAGCCGGCGACCGGAAGGCATGGAAGCTCTGGCAGCAGAACAAGCTCGATGCCCAGAGCCAGAAGGTCCACCGCGAGGCCCTGATCAAGAGCGAATGCTCGGTCATCGTCTGGCCGGACCCGGCCGACGCGTCGCGGGTGATCATCCGCGGCCAGAAGCCCGAAGAGGTCATCGTCGCCTACGACGACGACCCGCTCGTCCGGGCGGTCGCGCTCAAGCGCTGGAAGACCCTCGACGGCCAGCAGCTCGCGACGCTTTACTACCCCGACCGGCTGGAGAAGTTCGTCTCGGACGGCAAGGGCAACTGGAGCCGGCGGTCGGTCGCGGGCGAGGCGTGGCCGCTCTACCACAGCCTCGGTGTCGTGCCCGTCGTGCCGTTCGTCAACGATCCCGACCTCGACAACGACGGCCGCAGCGAGATCGCCTCGATCCTGCCGCTCCAGGACGCGATCAACAAGCTGATGCTCGACATGCTCACATCGAGCGAGTTCGCGGCCTTCCGACAGAAGTGGGTCACCGGCCTCGCAATCCCGATTGACCCGGAGACTAACAAGGAAGTCGAGGTCTTCAAGACCGCCGTCGATCGCGTCTGGCACGCCCGCGACAAGGACGTGAAGTTCGGCGACTTCGAGGCGACCGACCTCGGTCCATACGTCGAGGCGATCGAGACCGTCGTCCAGCACATGGCGAGCCAGAGCCGGACGCCGCTCCATTACCTCCTCGGCACGTCCTCCAACATGCCCTCGGGCGAATCGCTCAAGGCGACCGAGACCGGGCTCGTGGCGAAGGCTCTGCGCCGGCATCGCGACTTCGGCGAGGCGTGGGAAGAGGTCATCCAGATCGCGTTCCGGGCCGTCGGCGACACCCGGCGCGGGGCCATCGAGGACATGGTGACCGACTGGAAGGACCCGGAGACCCGGACCGAATCCGAGCACGTCGATGCCCTGATCAAGATGAGCTCGATCGGCGTGCCCAACGAAGTCCTGTGGGAGAAGTGGGGCGCCACGCCGCAGGAGATCGCCCGCTGGAAGGTCATGGCGGCCACGCCGCCGCTCAAGGAGACCGTGGCCGTGGCCGATCAGGGTGCCGTCGTCGCGGATCCCGTCCCCGCCGCGGACGCAGGGCCAGTAGGAGTTGCCGCATGAAGATCGCGCTGGCCGCCGAGGGCGGCTACTTCGAGGACCGCTCGCTCAAGGTCGAGCTGCACTGGGGCCGCGGCGGTGGCGAGCGGGTGACCGCCGAGGTACCCGACGCTGCCGTCGAGTCCAATGCGAACCTCGCCGCCGCCATCAAGCGCGGCCAGGTCGTCGTGATCGACGCAGCGATGCCCAAGGCACCGACGCGGCGCGCGCCGCGCGTCGCGGCCAAGCGCCCGAAGGCGTGACAAGACCCTTGCAATCAGGGAGGGCTCTGCTACCGTGACCGACAACGCATCCGCGGGCGCGACGCCCGTCGCGGCTGGCGCGACGCCAGCCCAGACCCCGGCCGCTGCCGGGACCCCATCGAGCAGCGAACCGCCGAAGCCGCCTGCGACGGGCAGCGACGACGACCAGCAGCTCGGGGAAGCCGGCAAGGCAGCACTCGCCGACGAGCGCAAGGCGCGCAAGGCCGCCGAGGCACGCGAGAAGGCCCTCCAGACGGAGTACGACGCTCTCAAGGCGTCGCAACTCTCGGACGCGGACAAGGCCATCGCACAGGCCCGGAAGGATGGCGCAGCCGAGGCCGCGACGAGGCTCCACGGTCGCCTCCGATCCTCCGAGGTTCGTTCAGCCCTCGCGGCCGCCGGGATCAACCCCGGCATCGCGAGCCTGGCAGCCCGAGCGGACGAGTTCGATGCCCTCAAGGTCAGCGATGACGGCGAGGTCGAAGGGCTCGACGAGGCGATCGCAGCGTTCAAGAAGAGCCACGGCGATCTCTTCAAGCCGGCCGCGCCGGCTGGGGGATCGGGCGACACCGGAACGGGCGGTGGCCGGGACACCGGCAAGCCGACCTACACGCGGGCTCAGATCGGCGACCCGGCCTTCTGGGCGAAGAACAAGGACGACATCCTCCTGGCCCAGCGCGAGGGCCGCATCACGGCATAACCGAACAGCCCCGAGCGCGGGCGGCACATCTGAGGCGCTCCCGGTCCTGTCCGAGTCCGAGTGACGACAGGAAAGACCGGCTCCCCTACTCGGAGGGAGTTCAGATGGTCACGACGATCGACACCACGCAGGCCCAGTACTTCATCCCGGAGATCTGGGCCAACCAGGGCATCGACATCCTCCGGAGGAACATCGTCGCGACGCCGCGCCTCGAGCGCGACAGCGACGTGACCGGGGCCTTCTCGCGGGGCGACATCCTCCACATCCCGTACCCCGGGACCTTCTCGGCCAACGACAAGAGCGCGGGCGCGATCTACACGCTCCAGGCGCCGTCGGGCGAGGCCGAAGTCCAGCTGACGCTGAACAAGCAGAAGGAAGCGACGTTCGTCATCGAGGACGTCGTCCGGGCGCAGGCCGACCCCTCGATCATGGCCCGCTACTCGGAGGCCGCGGCCATCGCGATTGCCGAGCAGATCGAGACCGACGTCATCACCGAGCTCCAGTCGGCCTCGAACACAGTCGGCACCTACGGCACCGACCTGACGGCCGCGACCTTCCGCTCCGCGCGCAAGGCCATGACCGACAACAAGTGCCCGCTCGACGGCCGGAACATGATCGTCCACACGAAGGACGGCCTGTCCCTCCTGGCCGACACCGCCCTCGCCAACTACTTCGCGTTCAGCGACAGCGCGGGCGTGTCCGAAGGCAACCTCGGCCGCCTGTACGGCTTCGACAGCTTCGAGAGCCAGTTCATCGTGACCAACACGGTGCCGACCCCGGACGAGACGAAGTGCGTCGCGTTCCGCAAGGACGGCGCGATGGTTGCCTTCCGCGCCCTGCCGGATCCGCCTCCGAACTCCGGCGCAGTCGCGGCCTCGGTCCTCGATCCGCAGTCGGGCGTCGTGCTCCGCGCCCTCATGGCCTACCGGGCCGATCTCGGCGGCGTCCAGGTGACCTACGAGGTCCTGTACGGCGTCAAGAAGCTCGACGAGGCCAAGCTCCTGCTCGTCAAGTCCTGATCCGGAACCCCTGACCGCGAGCCCGGGCCGCCCGCCCGGCCCGGGCTCGCTGACACGCGAAGGAGATCCGGATGGGCATCGCCCTGCAGGCTGACATCGACGAACTGGAATCCGAGGTCAGCGTCACCGACGACGGCTTCTCGGGCCACCGCTTCCCGTTCCCGGCGCTGATCGAGTCCGAGCTCGTTATCGTCGATGGCGGCTCGTTCTTCTCTGCCGCGGCGGATGGCACCTACAAGCTCGGCCTGGAGCGCGGCGCCTTCGGCTCCGCCCCGGCCAGCCATGTCGCGTCGACGGCGATCACGCCGGTCGTGCTCGGCGTGGCGAACGCGCTGACCGAAGCCGCCAACGTGGCGGCCATCGCCGACACCTCCACGGCGACGGCCGAGGACGTCGGCGACAAGGTCAACGAGGTCATCGCGGCGCTCATCGCCGCGGGCCTCATGGCGGCGTCCTGACCGATGCACACCTACGCGTCCGAGGCCGACCTCATGGGCGACCTGACCGACGGCGGTAGCGCCCCGGCTGCCGGCCGCGTGCTCAAGCGCCTCGAGGCGGCCTCGCGACGCGTCGAGTGGTACTGCGGTCGGAGTCGCTTCGGCACCGGCTTCGGCCCGCGCAT